GCTCGCGCCCGCGCGCGAGGAGCGGCTCTATAACAATGTTATAGATGACCAAGCGCCCGACTGCCGGCTCGCGCCCGCGCGCGAGGAGCGGCAGCCGCGGCTCGGATCAGCGCCGGGCCGCCAACTGCCGGCTCGCGCCCGCGCGCGAGGAGCGGCGGCTTCACCCCTCGAATGATCCGAGCGGTGATCGGAGCCGGCCGGCGACGCCTCCAGGATCGCGCCAGAGCGGCGTTCGCTTGGGGGCCGGCCGAAAGGAGCGGACCGGATCGAAGCCTTGTCAGCGGCGCGCCTGCGGGCGTCGCGGCCCGAGTCGCGAGAGTGGGATGAGGGGCGGGGCGAATTCGCGGAATTCGAAATCGCAAAAATTCGATGGAGGCGCGATTGAGACGCCTTCAACGTGAGCGATTTATTCGGCGAGGGGTGCGCGGGAGCGCGCCGGCGAGGATCAGGGCTCGTCGAGGAGGAGCCGCCACCAATCATCATGCGCGCAAAGGAGCACGGAGGGCGCCTCTCCGCCCGACCACGAGGCGACGAGCTTCAGATGCCCCATGCGGAGCTCGAAGCGACGGAAAGGCGGCGTCGTCCGCAGCGTCGCGGCGAAGGGCGGGCTCGCCCATCGGATCGTGTCGCCTTCCCGCAAGCCTTCGCCCTCGACGCGCGGCAGGAGGAGCTTGATCACGGCCCGGGCGCGGGCGGTGGCGCCGGCGGGGCGGGTCATGCACGCCGCCCACGAAACGCGGCGAGGAGCGCATCCATCGCTTCTCGACGGCTGGCGAATTCGCCGAGCACCGCGCGCCCGCGCTCTCGCAAATATCGCTCGCGCTCGTCGGGATAGGCATCGAGCGCGTAGCCGATCGCGCCATCAATCACAGCGAGCCAAGTGACGGCCGACGCGCGGGCGGAGCGGTTCATGGCGTCGCTCTCTGCCGATTGTTGCGGAAAAAAGCAACTTTCTGCGCGAATGGGCATTCGCGCAGGCGTTCGAGCAGGCGGGATTTCGCGCAATTCGCGCAGGCTCGCGCAGGCTTCGCGCAGGCTTCGCGCAGGTTCGCGCAGCCTTAGCTGCGCGAGCGTTCGCGCAATTCGCGCAGGCCTCTATAAGCCTGCGCGACTGCGCGAATGCCGGCGCAGCTTGCTCAGGGGGCTCTATGGATAGGTCCGGGTCAGGTCCATGACCCGCTCGTCGTCAATGGCGATCCAACGGCCGGCGAGGAGATCGCTCATCGCTTTCCGCCACGGCGCGCGCCTTCTATCGCGGACGCGGCAATCGTCGTCCGATCCGGATGCTTCGATCAGCCCTCGGCGAACGCATTCGCTCTCCCAGGCCGCCTTTGTGGTCTCGCCCGGGCGGGTTCCGGCGTGCGCGATCGCGTCCAATAGCGCCGAATGGAATATCGCCCGCGACGGCGGGATTTTTGCCTTGCCTCCGGCGACGCCCTCGGTCGGTTCGCTCGTCCATTGATCTTCGCGCAGCCGGATCGTGTGCGGAGCGAATTCGTTCCAATTGTCGGGCGTGCGCCGGCGCGCCTTGCCAGGCGGATCGAATGAGAGCGTGAAGGCGGTTTCGTTGGGCGCGCGCTGATCCTCCGACAATGGCGCCATCAAGCCCACGACATCGAACCGCCAGCTCTTCGTGGCCGTGCCGTATTGGCGCTCGGCGCTATGCCCGGTGTGATCGAACCAAATTTGCCCGATGCGCTGTGCCGTGAGCCAGAGCACGAGGTCGAGGGTCGGTATCCATGTCTCCTCCTCCTTCTGCACACCCGCGACGAGCGCTTGCACATTGTCGAAGATCACGACATCCGGCTTGATGATGCCGCATAGGCGCTTGATGAAATTCTGTCCGGCTTCGGTGTTGAGCGGCTCGATCTCGCCGAGCATCGGATATCGCCTCGCGATCTCCTCGGCGTCCTCCGCCGAATAGATCATGACGTTTCTGAGCGCGCTTTCCTTGCCGATGCGGCGAGCGGCGTCGCGGATGCGCTGTTGGAGGAGCTCGCGCGGCATCTCGCCGTCGATATAGAGCACGCGCGCGGGGCGGGACGATCGCCAATGGAGGAAGCCGGCTCCGGACGCGATGCCGAGCGCCATCGCGAGGCCGAGCATGGTCTTGCCGAGCCCGGTGCGGCCGACAATGAAGACGCGGCTCGTCGTCGTGACGAGATCGCCGAGCAGGCGATCCGCCGGCGGGAGATCGCGCTTGATCCAGGTCTCCGCCGAGAGGAGATCGAGCAAGCCGGCATACGCCGCGTGGTCATCGTTGGCTTCGTTCGCCTCCGCCCACGCCTTCGCCGCCATATCGAGGAGCACTTCGCGCGTGCCGCCGGCGTCGAGCCAATTCGATACATCGCCCTTCGGCGGGAGCCGCGGGAGCTCCAATGTCACCACGCGCGCGGCGACGCCTCGCAAGCTTGCGGCGATATCGCGAACATGCCGGCGCCCGCCTTCGTCATTGTCGGCGAGCGCGGCGACCAAGCGGCCTTGAAAATAGCGCGCATAATCCGCGCACCATTTGCCCGCGCCGCCCGGATTGCACGTCGCGATCAACCCGAGGCGACGGAGCGCATCAACATCCTTCTCGCCCTCCGGGATGAACACCGTCTCGTGCGGATCGGCGGCGATGAGCTCCGGCAGGCGATAGAGGATCGGCTTGACGCCCTCCAACTTCCAAATCCAACCGCCGTTGGCGTCGGGCCGGCGCTGCTTGAATTCCTTCGGCTCATAGCGCACCACCTGAAACTTGAGCGCGCCGCTCTCGTCCCGATAATCGTAGGCGGTGACCATTTTCCGCTTCGGCTTCTCCTTCGAAGCCTCGCCGTTGGGCGGATAGGTCCCGTGCGCCTCCTTGTAGAGCTCGCGAAAGCCTCCTCCGGTCCCGGCCTCGTGATCGAAATAAGCGAGCTTTTCGAGATCGAGCGCCTTGCTGCCGTTGCGTCCGAAGCGGAGCTCCTTGCGGCCCTTCTTCGTCGGCTCGCCCCACAATTTGACGGCGAGCGCAATCATCTCCTCGCGGCCCGGGATCATGAGCGCACCCGCCCGGCGAGGCGCGCCAAGATCGCATATTGCTTCTTCGAAATACGGCCTTGGCTCGCGACCGAGAGCACGAAATGGCGCTCCCAATCGCTCAGGAGATCGAGCCGGCTTCGACAGGCGGCGAGGAGCTCTCGCCAGGGCGGGCTCCTCCGCCTCGGCGATCGGCCCGGCGAGGGCTCCGGCATGAGGACATCGGCCCAGCGGAGGCCGGCGCTCCGGACAAGCCTATGGGCGGCCTCGGCGGCGGCTTGGCGCTCGCCTGGCTGGTCGGATGATAGCAATTCCAAAACGGCCGCAAGGCGCTTGCGGTTAAGGCTTTGCGCGCTCAAGGCGTGCATCGCGAACCCCCATCGTTGAGGGATCGCCCCGGCGCATCCGGGCGCCCGGCCTATTGACCCGGCGCGAGCAAACGTTGCATGTTTGCCCGTCCGGTTTTGCCGGGCCGCCCTTGCACTGGGGCGTGATCCCGTAGTGGTTTCGCGAGCCGCCCACTGGTTGCCATCCCGGGGCGGCTCGCTTGATTCCGGGGCTTAGCGGGCCGAATCGATTCCATTCCAGAGCTCATGCGATGGCATTCGCGCCCTCGGCCGGCGCGGGCTCCGCGGGCTCCGGCGCGCCCTCGGGAAGCGGCCCATAGCCCTCGGCGCTCCGGACCTCATCGCGCGTCAAAATGCCCGCCTGCACCGCGGCGATGTTCGTCGCCCAGCGGCTTTGATAATCGCCTCGCGTCAGGCCGGAGAGATCAATTTCCAAATGATACGGTCCGCTCGGATCGCTGAAAACGCTCCGGAGGAATTCCGCCTCGATGCGGCGGGCCCACGGCGTGAGCGACAATTGCGCGAACCAGAGCGCGGCCTGCGCGGAATTTGTGAACGTGCCGTGACTGTAGTCTTGAATGATCGGCGGAGGCACGCCGAATAGCCGCGCGATATCCTCGACGCTCAGCCGGCGGCTCGCGAGAATTTCGGCGTCCTCCGGGCTCACGCCGATCGGCGTGTATTCCAGCCCCTCCTCGAGTATCGGCACCTTATGCGCGTTGGCGGCGCCGCTGAACCGCTCGGCGAAGCTCCTCGAAATATAATCCTTGGCCTCCGTGCTCAGCGCGCCCGGATGCTTCAGCACGCCGGAGAGCGTGACGCCGTTGCGCCACATCGAATTGCTGAATTGCTGGAGGCCGATCGCTCCTTCCAGCGCCGCCGGCGCGCGACTCAATCGCGACTTGCCGAGCCATCCGTCGTCGCTGCGATCGCGGAGCAGGAACACTTCATCGTCGAGGAAGCGCCCGCTCGGCACGGCGGGAAAGCCGGCCGGCGCATAGTAGCTGACGACATCGAAGGCGAGCCGCCCCGACGGGAGGAGCACCGGCAGCACCGCGCTCCAGGGCACCGGCAGCAACGTCGTCGGCGCGCCGCGGCCGTCGCGCTCGATGACGGAGAGCCCGTTGCCTTGCAGCAACGTCGAGGCCAGCATCATCGCGAGCCAATCGCACCACGATTGCCGGCTATTCGGTTGCTTCACGAGCCTCGCAACCGGATGCGTGCTCGTCTCGACGCGCGCGCCCTCGCTCTCCTCGAACACGGCGACCGGCAGCGTTGAGAGCGTGCCGGCGATCGCATCGACGCAGGCGCAAACGGCGGCGAGATTTTCGGCCAGCTTCGCGCTGATGATGGTCGCGCCGCCGCTCGACAGCGGAGCGAAGCCGTAGCCGCCAAGGACGGAGAGGCTGCGGCGCCGCTCTGGCTTGCCGAATAGGCGTTGAAGGAGGCTCATCCGAGCATATCCAAGAAGCGCCGCCGGCGCTGCGAGGGCGAAGTGTTAAGTCGACTTAACGAAGCCCGCGCCGCCACGCTCGTCTCGGCGTAAGCCGGATGCGCGTGCACGATCGAGATTTCCACGAGATCGAGCGCCCGGAGCTCGCGCTGATCTCGCGCCGGCCAGGCTTCATCTACGGGGCGAAAGCCGATGCTCGCGCCGCCGAGATCGCCGCGCTGCGCGAGGGCGAGCACGTCGTGTCCGAGTTGGGTGTCCGGAATGTCGAGATCGAAGCGGAGCCCGCGCGCATCCTCCTCCAGCCGCAATGTGCCGCTCCGCGTGCGGGCGAGGAGCCGCCCGACGTCGTGATCCACGAGGGCGAGGACGTCGGCCTCGGGGCGGGAGAGCGAGGCGCGGAATGCTCCCGGCTTGATCGTCTCCATGAAGCCGCCGATGCGCGCCGGCGAATTGAACACCGCCGCGTAGCCGATGAGCTTGCGCCCCTCAGCGGTCCGGAGCTCGGCGACGGCGCGGAACTCCGTGCCGTTCGGAAAGCGGCGCGCGATCATGCCGCAATATCAACGATCGCCGCGAAGCTCTGGGGATGGCGCAAGCCGATGTCGCATGTGAGCATCGCGCGAATTTGCACGTTGCCCTTGGTGTAGGCCGTGGTCTCATACGGGTTCACGAGCACGTCGAGCTCGCTCCAGAGCCCAATCACGAGATCTCCGAAATTTCCATAGATCAGCGTGCTGAGATTGCTGCCCGTGCCCTTCGTTCCGTTGCTCGGCACCAGGTTGGTGTAGGCTTGCGGGAGCCCGGAGAAGATGAGATCGAGGCCGAGAGGATGCCCGTAGCTATCGGTGATCTTCGATGCGGCCCTTCTGACTTTGGTGTTGGAGAGGAACGCCATATTCTCGCCGAGCTCGGCGTTTGCATCAGCAACTTGTCCGCGCAAGTCCTGCACGAGATTGTAGGTCATCGGCCCGCCGTTGGTTCCGACTGCAACCGAGCCGATGCCCGTCGTGTTCAAGATGCCGGTCGGATCGTTGGAGGAGCCGGTGCCGTTGATCGCCGCGCTATCGAGCACGCGCGCGAGCACTTCGGCGAGATCGCGCCGCGCCCACATTTCGAGATCGATCGAGGGCTGCATAAGCATATTGCGCGAGAGCTCGACGATGCCGCCGGCGTGCTTCGGCCGGAGAGGAATATGATCGAAGCCTTCGTCGCTCACTGTGAGCGCTGAATTTTCCGCCACCCATCCCGCCGTTGCGGTTTGGTTCAAGCGCGGCAGATCGACGTTGCTCGTGAGCCCGGAGATGATGCGCGCTCCCAGCCGCCGGATGACGAGCGCCGCCCGGAGCGCATCGATCATCTGCTCGCCGTCGACGATCTCGCTAATCAAATTGGAGCCCGGCCCTCCGCTCGGCGACGAAGTGGAGATGACGCGCCGCTCCATGCCGCGCTTCGGCACCCGGAGCGCCGAGAGCGGCACCGGGATGCCGCCGAAGCCACGGCCGCTCCTCCTCGCGAGCTCCTGTCCGAGCTCGCGCTCGCGCCCCCAATCGACGCCCGGCAGGCCGATGGCGCCGCCGATCGCGCGCGTGATCCAGAAGGAGCCGAGCGCCTCGTCGAGCCGCCGATCGCCCGCGCCGGCGAGCGGCTGCCCGCTGGCGCGGCGCTCATATTCGTCGAGGAGCGCGCGGCGAGAAATTTGCTCGTCGATCTGCTCGACGAGCGCCTTTAGCGCGTTCCATTTTTGCTGAAGCTCGTCCTCGCCCTCGCCGCTCTCCTCCGCCTGGCGAAGCTGGCGATCGAGCTCCTGCATTTGCGTCACGACGCCGGCGCGGCGCTCGCGCAGCCGGTGGACTGTTTCAAGCATCACGTTCTCCTTCGAGGGTTGCGGGCTTGAGCTGGGCGCTGCTCGGATTTTGCGCTCGCGCAATTTCCGATCATCGTTGCTGCGGGCGCCCGTCGTCGCCGCCGTCTTCGATCGCGAGCCCCGCGGCGATCGCTTCGCGCGCCATCCGTCGCGCTTTATCGACGCGGATCACCAACAGCGTGACGGCGTTCTCCGGCGGCTCCTTCACCAGCTCGGCGCGCGAGGAGCCGTCGGGATCTCTGATCGTGACGAGATACAGTTCCTTCAGGCGATTGTCGGACCGCAGCCGGGCGTGGAAATCGCTCGCGATGCGGCAGGCGATGCGAGGGAGCACGCCGATGTCGATCAGCTTTCCCAGCAATTCCAACGCGACAAGATCGTCGGTTTTGAAGAAGCGCGGATGCCCCGGCTCATAGGAGGGCGCGGCCGGATATAGCCCTTTCAGCATGGCGTTGCGCCAAGTCACCGGATCCAAGCCGGCGTAGGCGAGCGCATCGGCGGTTTTGAGAGCCAAACTGTCCATTGCCAGTTCCTACTACGATGGCGTATCGTAGTGCTATCGACTGCAACGGATCAAGCACAAATGCGCCGCAAGCTCTCCGCGAAGGAAATTGAGGAGACCAATCGCATCGTCAATCACTGCGAGGCGCTCATAAATGCGCGCGGCCTCGTCGGCGTCGACCGCGATGAGGAGGGCGTTTCGCGCCACATCGGAATTTTCGATGCGGCTCCGTGGCGCGTTTGCTGGATGCGCGAGGAGGATCGCTTTGTGTTGCAAATTTTCCACGACGGCCGGGACGTGTTTCGCTGCAATTGGAACACCGCCGTCGACGATCCCGGCAAAATGTGGGCGGCGCCCGGAGCGTGGAAGCGCGAATTGCTGAATTTGCCGATCGCGCACGCATAGCGGTTTCGTCGGCGCGTCGTGGGGTTCGCGCCGGCGAGGAGGCGGGAGAGAAGTCGGCCCTCTCCCGCCTCATTCAACAGCTTCGCCGAGCGTTTGGGGTCGATCGGCGAGGAGAGCGGGCGAGGTTAATGGGTAGCGGGCCTCGCCCGCTTTGTCCCGCCGTTCAGCGAACTCCGGCGCGTCGCGCTTCAGCTTGGCGACGAGATAGGCGGCGGAGGTGCCGTGCGATAAACGGCTGATATTATCAGTCGTTTTCTTGCCTCGTCCCGGTCCGGCTTTGCCCTTGCCGATCTCTTGTTCCGGCTGCGGCTTCACCTCTTCGGATTGCGCGAGCGCCTGGGCGCGCCCAGATGGTTGCGAACCGCAACCAGCGCATCGCGAAGATGCACGCCGAAGGCGCGACGCAGCAAGCAATCGCCGAGGCGCTTGAACTCGATCAGAGCACCGTCGCCCGCGCATTGCAGGCGCTTATGCAAAATTGCGCCGAGCGCAAAAACGCATAAGCGCCCGCCGCCGCCGGAACCACCGGAGCTGCCGATGCAGCACATCCTCGGCGAGCGCACGGGAATGGCGCAGGATGGAGCGGGCTTGCGAAAGTCGAGCGAGAGATGGTCCGTCTTGTCCTTTAGAAACTAAAGGACCGACGCCCTTGCGGCGAAGTTGTGCCGGCTCCGGATAAATCATCGCCAGCGCCATCGCTTGCTGGCCGGTTGCGATTTGGGGCCGACGTCGGCTCAACTTCGGCGAGGAGCTCGCCCCTCCGCGAAGTATTCCCGCCCGGCCTGGCGCTCGCGAATAGTGCCGTTCGGCAGTCAATGTGCGCTCGGCTCGTTCGAGGGCACATTTCGTCTCGCCGCGACTTGGCGATTATTTCGCCTGAGTTTCCATAAGCTGACTTCTGGCGTCGCCCGGCGGTTGCGGGGCGGATCGCGTCAGTGCGTGAGATGCAGCTCGCCTTGCCGCTCCTCGTGGCGACCGCGCTCCTCGCGACGGCGCGCGAGCAAGAGCCACGCCCAAGCCGGGATCGTCAGGGCGATGCCGGCCAGCGGCACGACCAGCCAGTAGGTTTCCAGGCTCATCAGCGGAGCCTCCCGAGCACCAATTGCGCCAGCGCGATCAAGTCCGCGCCCATCACGATCCAGGCGATGACGCGGCCGGGACCGCCGAACGTCCCGCTCACCAGCGGCGCCACGACGCCAGCCAAGATCGCGCCCACGCCCAGATTGTTCAACGCGCTCGCGAGGAGCTTGATCCGCTCGTTGTGGACGAGGCTCATCGCGCCGGCCAGAGCCGCCGCAGCCTCGCCCACGCGCTCGCGCCCGGCCACGCCGTGAGCCGATCGACGACGGCGCGGAGCTCCTCCGCGCGCGCCAGGGCGGCGGCCCGCTCCTCTCGCACGGCCGCCATCTGCTCCGTCAGGTCCGCGACGCGGGCCTGAAGCGCCGCAACCTCGGCCTGCAAGGCGCTGATTTTGGCGTCAGGAGCCGCCTCCAGCTCGCGGACCGGGACAGCCACCCTGGCGGTCCCATCATTGCCTATCTGGCGCGCCCAGCGACGACGGAATGCGAGCCGCGTGGCGGATGACTTGCTGATGCCACGGGCCTTGGCGAGCTCGGCATATGACAGCCATCGGGTCTCGCCGTCGTCCTCGCCCATTGATTGTCTCCCGACGCCATCCACTCGGTCGGGATGGCGTCAGGCATGACCGATTCGGCGCAACGCCCCGGCGGTTGCGGCTCCGGCTCCGCCGGCGGATCGGGAGGGGGCGCCGGATTACGCAAGGTGCGTTTTCCGGCACCCTGCCGGCTCGCGCCCGCGCGCGAGGGGCGGCTCTATAACCATGTTTTAGTTGA